ATCTGATAACGTTGCAGATCCATCTGAGCTTCCTGAAGCATGAGTTCTTGTTGTTTAGCTTCATTCTGCATTTGCTGTAACATCTGAGCTTGTTCTTGTTCAGCCTGTTGCTGTTGCTGTGCCATCTCTTCTTGACGAGTCTGCATGTCTTTAAGCTTCTGCTTAAGTACATTGAAGTTGTCATTAGTAAGAATCTCAGCTGCCTCTAAGAGAGAAGCACCATTCTACATAGCAGGTTGTATGAGCTGTTGAAGCTTTTGTATATTCTCGAGATCTTTAGATGTATCACTTACAAATACATCCATATCTTCATAGTAGAACTTAGGCGTAATATCCAAGAATGCGCGTTCACCATTATCAAACACGTATTGCAACTTTTGCTTACCTGTATCCTCCCAAGCACCTTTAGCTGTGTTAAGAAGCATATTAAGCACTCTACGTTTAACTTGGTTATGTACCCAGAATAATGGTTCTGTAATATGTGAAGATTGTATAACACTACGCTCTACATTACCCACAAGTTCTGAAGCAGACACTGCACCTTGGCGCTGTTCTGTAATACCAGATATTGTACCAGCAAGCTGTTCAATCTTATCCATCAACTGTATGTATTCAGCAATGACATTAGACATTGTAAGATCAAGCGCAGTAATCTGATTGAATTGTGCAGGCTTACCACCTTCACGTCCAGGAATGTTCCAACCCTCTTCATATGGATTAATGAAGTTGACGCCCACGCTAGACAGGTAGTGCATCCATCGCTCTGGAGTAATACTCATGGACTTAGGAATCTGTGTGATGTCCATGTTTACAACCTTACCTTTATCACGTGCAATTGCAAGCTCTAGACGATACCACAGTACGATGTACATATACTGAAGAGGCTTAAGGATACTTACAAGAGATCTAGGTTTACTATTAGTAGCACTGTATATAGCACCGCAGTAAGGAAGCTTCTGAGAGTTAGGATTGTCGATACTTACATGCTGGTATTCAATAGGTTGTATACCGAAGTATAAATCACTACCAGCTCTATATCCTTCCCACACTTCTACTATCCATCCAGTCTCCATTTCTATTTCTGTGCCAACTGGTTGATAGTTTTCACTTACAATGTCAACCTGAGGTACACCTTGCTCGTCCAGTGTAGTTACGTAGTATATCTTCTTGAATGACTTCCAGCACACGTGCCATACATTTATACAATGTTTAGCTGCACCTTCAAACTCTGGGTTATCATAGAAACGTAATTGAATACCTCTATCTACAGGATCATGCTCGCCTAAGTTACGTGCAGGTACGGCATTGATTAGTTCTTCGAGTTTATTAAGATCCTTCTCTGTAAGTTTATCGAAGTATCTGTCGTATATCTCTGTGATTGGCATACGCATCTTTCTGCAGCACCAAGCACCGTCTTCAATGAACTCGAGATCAGGGCTCTAGTCGTAAGAGAAATACATAGGGTTAATACGCTCCATGTATGGCTCAGCATTAAGTACGCCTACGTAATATATCTCTCTACCACTTATAAGAGCATCTTTCCAACCTTTAATAAACTCATTGTCTATATTAAGTTTCTCTCTAAGGTATGTGAGAGTATGATACGCGGTATTCTCTATAATGTCTTTGTACTCCTTATCCATATACTTAGCTATAGACTCAGGAGGCATTATCTCGCCGCTTTGCAACTGTTGCTGATATTGTTGTTGCTCTTCTGGACCCATATTGCCCATAATCTCAGCCTCAACATATTGTAACAGCATTTCTTTTTCGTGTTCCTGCATTTCTGAAGTAGCTTCTTGTGACGTACGAACTACTCTAAAGTTCATAGGACGTTTTGTCTCTTCACCTATAAGAAGGTCTACCTTAGGTCTAATTATGTTAAAGTCTTGAGGAGTAGCAGGAAAACCATCATTGACTTTAAATGGGTTTGTGATTTTTTTAAAATCAGCTTCGTTGAATATACTATTATAAAGATCATAGTAGGTCTATAGCTCCCCGTAGTAATGATTACTTTCTCCTCCAGATGTAATATTACCTTCACCTATTATATAGTTTACACAGTCTTCTTGCCATTTCTTAGTCTTCTTACTCAGAGGGAGTTTTTGCTACGGAAAACTTGTGTTGTATACGTTTTCATTCATATTTAAAATGTAAATGTAGGTATACCATCTTCTATGTACTCATTATCAGCAGCCCAGTATTGATTGCTGAACAGGGGCATCTCGAAGAGTTCAACCTGTTTGTTCTATTCTTTTGCAGCAGATACCTTTACTTGATATAGTTCCTCTCTATATATCATAACCATGCATAAGGCTATAAGACGGTCAACGTTTTTCACACCGTCATTCTCTATAAGTTCTTCTATCAAAGGTTCGCTGTATACTCTTTCTACATTAGGGTGTCCTGGTTCGTATTCTTCTAATAGCCATTCTAGTATTAGACCCTCTCCATACGCCCTAATCTATTTTGTCATATGGCAGCCTTTTCGGCGCTGCACTCTACTGTCTTTAAAGACTTCCGTAATTATTTTATCTGGCTAATCAGCTAAGAGGTAATCGCAGTGTTTATTCGTGAAGTACGGATATATACCTTTACGTTCATTCTCAAACAATAGACGCGCATTATAGAATGTAAGTAGTTTACGTACATTCTCATAATATTCTTCTGCGGTATCTGGTCTACCTGAATACTCTGCCACTATAACATCGTTCCAGGCTTCTCCGGCTTTTACGCGTTTGAATATAAACGTAGAGCCCAAAGAGTTAGTAAAAGACTCATCATGGTCGTACGGGTCGCATCCTCCTATATATAGTCCAAATGGAGGATCATTTATAGGGTACTCCCATATTACAACACTACCTTCTGGTTTATCATCACGTTTTAAATGATACGTTGTTATATCACCACTCTTCTTTTCTGTAGCCTTAACTCCTCCGTTGCCATCCCACTCAAGATCAACTATATGCTTCATGTTCTAGAGCTTCTTATTTGTCCTTATACGAGTAAGCTGATCCATAAGTAGTTTACGGGGGAATATGTTTTTACCAAGCTCAAGTACGGCTTCTTGAGGTTTTAACGGACGTTCAGAGATAAATCTATCAATAGACTACTGCGTAGCTCCACCCTCGCGAATAGTATTACGTTGCTTAACCAGTTCTTCTATAGCGCGTTCTTTAAAGCTATTACCATCCTCATCCATGAAGTCGTCACTCATGTTGCTCCATGACGGAACAAAGAATCCACATTCAGTACCTTCTTGTCCATCGTCCCATATATTAGGGAAGCTGAGGACATTGAATGCCTTTGGATTGTAGAATAAGTTCTTAAGACCATCAAACGAACCACCTTCAGTGCCGCCCGTGCCGAATGCTATCAGAAGACCGAAAGCTACACCATCATCAGTTTCTACAGCGGGTTGTTCAATACGCCACGCTGTTTCCAAGTTGGGGAACTTACCACCCTCTTCAAATAGTACAAGCTTACCACGAGTACCACGAAGACGTTCAGGGTCATTCTTCAGAGTAATACCTGTAATACTAGATAAGTAACCTTGCTCTGTCTATTTACCAAACTCGTCAGTTATCTTAAAACCAGATACACGTTCCATACGAGTCGATGTAAGACGTTGTTTAGACCAAGCTGTATTCTTATCTATGAAGTCCATGATCTACCACGCTTTAGTTAACAGACCATCACCTATTAAGAACTTCTGTTCCGAAGCTACAGCAAAGTTCTTAGACCCCGGTATAAGCTCATAATTACGTACTAGCATTGAAGCTCCTTTAAAGCTATAACCACGTTGACGACACTTTAATACCGCCATATGTTTACCTTGATTTTCAGCTTCCTCTATAGCATTAAAGTAGTAATAATCGTAATCCCAGAACTTAGGGAAGTCTAAGACACGTTCTCTTCGTGTACGCTTATTGCCGTATCTATCTGTATATTCAACTTCACTAAGAAGCATAATGGGACTATAATTTAAGTAGAAATAATGATAACCTGTTATAGCATCTCCATCAGGTGCTACGTATCCATTTATACATCTATCTGTTTCTTCGTCCCAATATTTAATATAATCCGTAGTACCTCTAGGAGCAGTTGTGTATGTACCATACTTTTGAAAGTGTATAGCTGCTTGCCTAAATTTATCAACGTTATATACCTTCTTATTGAAATCAACCATACTTTATCTCCTTATTAATCTTAGCAGTTTATACATTCTCTAGACTATATAGCCTATCATATACGCTGCCGTTTCTCCATGTTCCTCAATTCCGTAATAATCGCATATGTGAGACTATACGTGCTTAGCTTCGTGAACAACAGTATTCACAAACTATTCTGCAGATGTAGTATCACTTATACAAACGAAACTGGTCTTTTGTTGTGTGTTTGTAAATGTCATGCCAGTATTTAACCGGCGAGTCAATATTCGTAATGCCTTATCTATATCTTGCTCGGGACACCCGAGTTTTATAAGCATATCTTCTATATCTTGTTCGGCATTACTGTTTACACCATAATATATTATAATATGCCACCCGTTGTGCCCGAGTTCAATATATTGTGTAATCATTAGATCATTTCTTCCCAGTCAATAACAATACCCTTACGACACATGTCAGCGTACCAACGGTTGAAGACTATTCCGTCGTAACCATCGATATCGTCTATAACATCTTTGATATACTTGGCTAATTGACTTTCGTTGGTTATACTCGAACCAAGAAAATCTGCTTTGCACATATTAGCTACGTATACATAGTCGTATAGTTGATTATTATCTAACTTGATATTATTTACTCTAATAATGTTATCAACCTATTCTTTGGTATATGGTTGAAGCGGGAATTCAGCACCTGCACGTCTAACTGTCATCTTACTTACAGCGAACTCCAACAGCTTCTTACTGAAGTGCGGTCCATTGTATCTAAGGTAGTTAATTAGACCTTCAGGTTTAATATCGTACTGTGTTAAATCTGTTCTCTGCTGATTCATAGTAATAATGTTTTAGCATTTTAGGTGGCCAAAACGGCCACCTTCCATGCATCAATAACTATACCTACCGCTTCTGCGCATACGCATACCATGCATGTTACCACGCATACTACGCATCCGCATTCCGCTGCGCATACCAGAACGACGACGATAATTCACGTCAATGTCGTTGCCTTCTACTACAGCGTCATATTTATCACCGTTAGGTTCTTCACTTTCCATAGGCTCTTCTTCATCGGGAGCTTGATCGTACATATCGCACAACAGATCCTCAATGACACACATAGCCTTCTTAGACATCTTTAAGCCTTCTTTAGCTTCATCAAGCTTATCTAAGGCTTCGTTCAACACTGATTCTCTAAACTCGTATATAACCATAGTATTAAATTTGAGATGCTCCAGCCTTAGTCAAGAGGTCCAACATCTTTTTGACATCTTCTTTTAAAGAACCTACTTCACTTTTAAGGCTTTCTATAGTATCATCCCTTTCTTGCTACTTGGCGTAATCCGGGTCTATTTGCTTTAGCATCTCCTCGCAAGCCTCTATAACATTGCGATGGTAGTCGATACTCTCTAAAGCAGTCTTGCTTGTCCGCAGCATCGCGTTAACTTCTTGGACCATAGCCTCCCTACTTTCGCTTATAACTAAACTACCATAACTATGTACAGAGAGATTGCTAGGTATACCAATGAAGTCTTTCTTATCATTATCTATTTTAACAGCAATATCAACTACTGTAGTGCCAAAACCAGAACCAGGCATAAATCGAGGCTGTGTAACGCCTTCGACTTGACCTATTTTTATATTAGGGTTCTCTCCTTTGTCCAGTATATAGATGAGAGCCCCTTGACGTAAAGCTGAAAACATAAGTTAATATTTAATGTTAAAATTATGCTGCAGGCGTGGTTGTTGAACCAGAAGTAGCCTGACTTGTGCGATTAGCCCAATAACTTGCGATAAAGTCTGCACCTGCGTTAGCGAGCAACGTAGGAACGGCAGTATAAACATTATTAGGTAAAGTAATAGTAGCAGGTTGACAACGCTTTATGCTCTCAACGTCATTCGACAGATTAGCGAGCTGACCGAGGATAGGAGCAACGGCTTGCTGCAGAGCACCTGTAGTGAAGTTCTGCGATTCGAGCTGAGCAATCTTAGCGGTAAGAGCTGTGATCTCACGATCCTTACGGCTATCCTCTACTGCATCAATCTTATTGAGGATTGAAAGCGTGTTTGCATTTGCGCCATTCTGCAGAGTATTAGTCTGCTGACAAATAGCGAGTTGATCAGCTGCAGCATTCTGAGCGAGTTGCTGACGCATATCGCAGCAGCACTGACACAGTTGATTACCAAGAGCAGTATTACCGCTCTGGATTGCATTTACCACCTGCAGCGTAGAGAGACCTTGCTGGTTGGCGATATTACACAGACTACTGCTAATAGTCTGTATTGCACTGTTAACCTGATTGAAATCCTGATTCAGGGTAGTAGCGAGCTGGCTGACAGCAAGACGGCTCATCTCACCATTGGTTGTAATAGCCTGCATGATCAGGTCACGACCGTTGTCATTATTGATCATATTACCGAGGTAAGCAGTACCAGCGCCATTTCCGCCGCCAAAACCACCATTGCCTCCAAAGAAGCCATTATTACCGAGTAAGATACCAAGGATAAAACCTAAGATACCACCGCCCCAGCCACCGAAACCGAAGCCACCATTGTTGTTATACCCATTCTCAGGGAACATGAAAACTTTACTATCCGACATATAGTTAAATGTTTTTAAGTTAAAAAATTAAGTTAATTACATTTCGTAGAGACCAATGACGCCGCCGCCTTTGACTCTACCCGTTTCTATCTGTTCGGCCTTAGCTTGTTTCATAGCGATATCAAGGGACTTGACAATGTTACCAACATCCTTCAATATTCGAGTTACTTTGATAGCCGTATCAATGTCCATTGATCCTCTAGAATAATCATTTAAAGCATTAATAAGGCCTTCAGCTGCAGTTTGAGACGCACTCAATAAACGAGTACCTGGTGTCTCTTGGAACTCTATAAACCGTCTAGCGAGTTCCTGTACCTCTGCAGATGGCACATAGTCCGCGTCTTCAAAGACGTCTTTTGCTACCCGCTGAGCTCTCTCTGACTCAGGGTATGCGGTATAAGGGGTATTCCACTTATACATCCATACAATATACTCAATCTCCTTAAGCGCTAAGGACTTGTCCTCCGCATCATTATAATGCTGTTTAAATGGAGGTATAGCCAAGTCCTCAGTACTTAGAGATATTTTATTTCCTTTTATATCGAACATAGATTAATTACGGTCGTATTGCTGTTAATCTTCCATCAGATGCAAGTGCCATTCTATACATAGTAAGAACTCCATTCGAATTCTTCGCCTGAATTACTAATCCAGTGGGAGCCCCTTGGAACTGTGTGCCATTAATAGTATAATAACTGCCATAATTAGCTTCACTTCCATTCAGATATTGCGGAGCACGTATTTCTGCTTCTGTTGTAGCTTTAACTGTTTGTGCTAATATTTCATCTACACTAAAATGAGCACCAGAAGCTTGCAACGATGTAATAGTACCGTTTTCATCCCATACAAATCCTCCAATATGGCCAGATCCATTTGTATTCCAAGCAATATTTTCACTTGCTAAATAACCAGAACCGTCTCTATTTAATTGTATACTGGCGTGTCCAACATCTCGAGAATCACTACCTATTATAATAGAAGGAGCTTCGTATGACGGATTCTTAATGGCAATTACGTCAACGTTAGGTGTACGATATTCTTCTGAAGTCCACTGCGGAGCATCCGTCTCTTCTCCGATATAAATCTTCTTATTGCTTGCAAATATATTACCAGTAATTTCTGCTTTTGTAGCTTTCAACTTACCATCAGAATATACTCTGAATGCCGCGTTACTTACAATTAAATCCTCCCATGCCGAACCGTCCCAACTTGCGGTACCAGCCCAGAATCTAACGTTAGGATCATCCGATGAAACGTTTCCACCTCCAGTGATACCTGCAACAGGATTATTATTACTGTCTACAACGGTAAGTTCATTATTGGTCAAGAACTTAATTTTAGCATTCTTAGCAAGGATAAACGATGCATAAATACCACCAACATCATTTAGTTTTTCCAGATATACGCTACTAGAGTTGTAGTTTGCGATGTAGTTTCTCATCGTTGCGACACCAGTAATTACTCTAGCTGTTCCGTTCGCGGGACGTACTTTATACCAATCAAACCCATCTGTAGCACTTGGATTGGAAGATCCTACGATATCTATGTATCGCGTATCTGTAGTAGCCAGATTTTCGTCGTTTCTATACTTAGTGGTGCTAGTACCGTCATCTATAAGACTTGTACGTATCACACATCCTTGTAAACCTTGAGAACCAGCATCTCCCTTGTCTCCTTTTTGACCATCCAATACGTATGTTACATCCTCAGAATCCTGTACATTATTGTTAGAATCTTTCAGATAGAACGTAAATCCTCTTGCTGCTTGATTTACATTAAATAGAGCTGCAACGCCATATGCGCCTTTTGTAGTAAATTGGCCACCTGTATATGTAAATTGAGATGCAGATCCATTAGACACTAATGTGGTGCCGGCATAAAGCTTCAACCCTTCTGCATTTAATTCTGCGGTATTTTCTATTGTTCTAGTAACACCACCTATCTTACGTATAATAGATCCACTAAAATTGCTTTCTGACCACGAATACGAATCATTAGAATATGTACCAGATATGGTGTCGTTATGTATATTCAATTTATATACGACAGGAGATACTCCAGGTGCACCTGAATTAATTCTGTAAACATTTATGTATTTGACTCTAGTAACACTATTACCGTCATTTCCATTAAATGTTATTGTAAATGGAATCTTCGTAACTGCGTTTTCTACATTATATACTGAGTCACTGTTTGTGTCTCCAGTTACACGAACCCAATATATTTCCTGATAATATCCATTTACTCTCTTTCCGTTTATAACTAGTCTACAGCCATTTACACTATAATTAGTATCGTCTGTAAGTTCTACATTGTTTATCTTAATAGATGTAATATTCAGTTTAGTATTTCCTGAATATGCAGAAACTGGAGAAGTCTCAACAACACCATTAGTATAAGTAAGACCTGTTATAATATTGTTACTGTCGCAAGGAATTGCCCACGCATCATTTTCAATACTTACTTCATATCCATCTTGTCCCACAAGAATAGAACCGTCAACTATTACCGGTACACTTGCAGTACAAAGTTCATATCCATCTGCATTAACAAATTTAAATGCAACGTTAGATATGCCATCTGTTACTGAATATGAGTATGTCTGTACGGAAGAACTCATTGATGTTATCTCCGTAAAGTTTCCACCATTTATCGATTGGAATAATTTAGTTCCGTTGTCTCCTTGATTAGGATATGTACGACTGACAAAGTTGTTTTCAGACTTATATATATTTAAGGTAATGGTATTCCCACCAGGGAATTGATTGTCTGCAGATTTCTTTATTATAGACGGCGATACTGTCATATAATAGAATGTACCAGCGAACGTCTCTGACGTACCATCTTTAGCTAAACTTGACCAAATGGCAGGTACACAGAATTCACCCCATACCTCATTGATACGTTTTCTGATTGCACAATACACTACTTTACCTTGCTCCGTAATCGTTGGTGGATTATCGTACCAACGAATCTCTCCAGTATTAAATACTAAGGGTAAATCTGTTACTTCATGCAAAGTTTTATATTGTTTTGCTCCTACATATTCTTTTAAAACATTGCTAGAGCCAGTACCAAAGCTACGGTTAAGAACTAATGTAAGTCCTTTATCCATTGTATCTTGACTATAATTTGCTGGATCTACAGGATCACTGAATATGTATTCAATACCGTCTCCGTCAGTACCATCTTGTCCCCAACGAGACCATAAGTATGGACCATTAAATGTAACTCCATCCCACGAACGTTTTCCGTTTACTACTTTTGAGACACGGAATGCCATCCATTCATACGGATAAGATTTACTAACTCCACTTGGATTATCGTTCCACTGATCGGGTACAAAATCATCTTGTCCAGTATTGTTAACAACAGCGGTACTGTTTCCTATATGGCCGGTAGTAGAATCAAGACCCCAGCGTCCTTGTACAGATTGCTCGTCATTAGCTCTGCGGTATACAAATTCTGTAGCCGGACTATCTGCACCTGGATCACCATCTTCACCAGAAATACATTTTGGGCCTTCGATGTTTATACACTTCTGTACATCACCTTCCATCCTATAAGTAACCCAACATACCCAAATATATTCACCTTGCGATGCATTGGGAGCGTGATCATACCAAGTTACCGTATTATTTATGTCGTGATAAATAAATTGGCCGTTTTCTTCATATGGAGCAGCAGGAGCTTCTGTATTACTATTGTTTTTAGTATAAACAATATCTGTCCAACGTAAAACTGATTCTCCACTGCCACCACCAGTACCTACGTTATCTTTACCGTAAATAGGATAATTTTGCGAACCTACGGTAAGGGTACCTAAAGTATATCGTGTAGAATCATTTACAACAGACTGCTCTGCAGTGTACGATACAGATGCGGATGTACCACCTCCAGTTCCTTCTTTGGCATATACAGGAGTTTTCATTCCGCCGATAAATATATCACCAAGCTTATATGTACTAGTAGAAGCACCGTAAGAGCCATCCCAGTAAATACCATTTTGTATATCAGTCCAGGAAAGGCCATCCCCGGATCCGCTAACCTCTATATTAGATCCATATTTAAAGCTCTTGCCATTTATGGTGCCAATAATGTCATCTTTTGAAATATATTTACTAAGATCTACATTACTTATATTCTTCAGCATCATCGTCACCCAGTCTTCAGTGGCGTATAAACCAAGTCTACTTGTAAGACTAGATTCACTTACAAACGGCACATCATTGATGAACTCTGACAGTTTTGTCTTATCATCACCGCCACCTATTGTGCCGTCTTCAATATCTTCTTTTAACGCCTTAAGGTCGTTATATGTCTTATTCCATTTGTAACGTTCTTCGTCCGTGATGTGACGAGTATCATCCTCAATATGCTTCTGCAATCTATAGCTAAG